AATGAACTTTCATCCCTAATATTAAAACAAGGCATTAAAGATCTTTTATTAGAGGAAGATTTGGCTTTTAAAAAGAGTCTTACCGATTGTTTATCTTTAAAATTAAATTATGCTCTTTCAGAAGTAAATGAGCAGCTACACAATAATTTTTTCAATAAAACAGAAACTACTGAATCAAATGAAGATTTAAATTATTTTATAGAATTTGTTGAAAAATATGATTTAAAATTTAATAATCGTTTAAAATTGAAGAATGAAACTTATATAAATATTAGTGAATCTGATTTAAAAGCTTTAACAGGGCTTTTTAATTCATTATCACCAAAAAATAGAAAATTTATGTTGGAAGAAATATTACAAACTCCGCATAAATTAAAAAACCACTTAGAGTTTTATAGAAACGCACAAACTATCTACAAGTGAGAAAAAATGGAAAATAAAGTAAACAACCTAGTAAAAAATGTATTGGAAGAAAACATTGTTCAATTTAAAGAAAATGCTTCTAAAGAATTATACAAAAAGCTATCAGATCGTTTAAAAAATGAATATGCAAATGTTGCAAAAAATGTTTTTAAAAGTGTAAATGAAGTCGCTAATCCAAATTTTACAGCTTTAACAGATACTGGTGAAGGAGAAATTAGTGCTGCTATGGGCAGTCCAACCTATGATTGGCCAGATCCACCTTATTACGGACCAGATCCTGATAACTATTCAGCCCCACCAGGAATAAGAGATTTTTTCCCTCATCCACTTAGCCCAACTAATCCACCAAAATCATCTGACTATCCAGATGATAAAGAAGGATATAAAAGAGCTAGAGAAGCTTGGGATAGAGCCAAGCAAAGGTGGGATTATTATTCTAAAAAACACGCTCAATATGTACACAATAAAAAATTTCCAAAGAAAAAACCAGGATCAGATGACACCGGACCAGGCCGCTAAAGGAAAACAATGAAACTAATTACAGAATTAACTGAAGATATTAAATACGTCAAAGAAAATGTCGGAAATGGCGATAAACATTATTTTATCGAAGGTGTATTTATGCAATCTGACGTTAAAAACCGCAATGGAAGAATCTATCCAAAAAATACCTTATTAAAAGAATGCAAAAGGTATATTAACGAATATGTTGCTAAAGGTCGTGCAATGGGTGAATTAAACCACCCAACAGGTCCTACTGTAAATCTTGATAGAGTCTCGCACATTGTAAAAGAACTATATGAAGATGGCAGAAATGTCTACGGTAAGGCTAAAGTTCTTGATACGCCAATGGGCAAAATTGTAAAAAACCTTATTGATGAGGGTGCCCAACTTGGTGTATCTACAAGAGGTATGGGTTCGCTAAAATCAAAAAATGGTTATCAAGAAGTTCAAGAAGATTTTATGTTAGCTGCAATCGATATTGTAGCTGACCCTTCTGCACCAAATGCTTTTGTCAACGGAATAATGGAAGGCCGTGAATGGATTTTTGAAAATGGTATTTGGTCTGAACGACAATTAGATTCTGCAAGAAAAATTATTAAAAAATCTGGTTCAAAAAACCTAGAAAAAAACATTGTAAAAGTTTTTGAACAATATTTTAGGAATATCTAATGCCATTATTTGATCCCCACACCAATAAAATTTTATTAGAAGCTGCTAGTAAACCACCCAGAGTAAAAAGAAGATATGGTTTAGTTGGCAAACCAGCAAGAACTTTAAGTTCTTCCGGACCTTCTAGAATTACTGCTGGTGGTGGTGGCTCTGGTGTAGGTATCACAGGTGGTTCTTCAAGAGCATCCATGTCAACTCCTTGGGCAGGAACACCCGCTGCTCCCGGAACAGCAATGCCATCTGGCTCTGATATTGTATCACAGGGATATTGGGGAAATGTTGCAGCCAATGCTGACTCTGTTTTAAATCATTATCTTGGTTGGGTTCCAGATCCATTAATTAAGTCTGGTGCAAAACAATTAATTAAAACTGAATTGGCTGCAAGATATTTGGGTGGTATGGCTCCCACGACAGGATTAGTTGCTTCTTTGGGTGCTGCGGGACCAGCTGCTTCTGCAGCCATAAGAGGAACCACAGCAATTGCAAGTATGTTGGGATTAAGCCCAACTGTAGCTGGTATGGCTGGCGTTCCAACAGGAAGATTTGGTAGACTTGGTATAGAAGTTTCTGCTAAGTTACCACAATTGGCCATGATGGGAATAGATCCACTAGATTGGGCTACAAAAGCATTTGGTGCTCAATCTGCACTATCACATATGGCAAATATTGGTTCTCAGACAGCTGCCGCTGCTGTTGGAGCAGGTGGCTATCTTGAGAGAGGCAAAAGAAAAGGAATATATTAAAAAATATAAATAATTAAAGTTTGAAGGATAAAATAATGAATAATCTAAACCCACAATTTATGCAAGGACAATTCCCAGTAAATGGTGATGCTCGTACCCCAGATGGAAAAGGTACTTACATCCCAAGACCTGTTGTTAAGGCTAATAATTTAGCTAAGGCACAAGTACCAACTCCAGCAGCAGCCGCTGCAGGTGCTTTTCCTTCTTCGATGAATACTGCCGATTACGGAACCTCACAAAGAGAAAACGTTGTTGGTTATGAAGCTGAAGAAGAAGAAGATGAGGAAGAAACCGAAAACGAAACACCCGATGTAACTGAAGTAGAAGAAAGCAATTCTGAGCAATTTAGAAATGCTTTAATTTCATTACTAGGTGAAAGTGTTTCTGGTGAAACTATTTCACAACTTCATGCAATTTTTGAAGCAGCGGTAACAGAAAAAACAAACAATAAAGTAAACAAAATTGTCAATCAATTAGACGAAAACGTTGCTTCTTATCTTGAGAATGTGACAACAACTCTAGTTGAAAAAGTTGACGATTACCTTGATTACGTTGTCGAAGAATGGATGCAAGACAACAATATTGCCGTTGAACAAGGAATCAAAACTCAAATCGCTGAAAACTTTATCACTGGTTTGAAGAATCTTTTTGAAAATCACTACATTGATGTTCCAAATGAAAAGTATAACGCTTTAGATGAGCTTTATGCACAAAATAGAAATTTGGAAAATTCTTTAAACGCCACAATTAACGAAAATCTCAACATCAAGAAACAACTTATGTTGAACGAGTGTGCAACCATCTTTGTTGCTGAAACTAGAGATTTGGCTGACACTCAAGTTGCAAAACTTCAATCATTGATGGAAAACGTCTCTTTTGAAAATGTTGGCGAATATCAAGCAAAATTACTTGGAATTAAGAATAATTACCTTACTTCTCAAGCAAATTTTGTAAGACCAGCTCCACTTCAAAGAGCAAAACCAATTAATGAAGAAATGACATTTTCTGCAGTAAGACCAATGGAATCTTCCACCGTAGAAAATTACGCTAATGTAATCGGAAAACTTAACAAAAAAGTATAAAAATAACAAATTATAAATAATTTTACTTAGGAGATATTTAACAAATGAACTTTCAAGACAATACCCCATATGATATTTTAACAGAGAAGTGGAATCCCGTGCTTGATCACGGCGCTCTTCCAAACATCTCTGATGACTACCGTAAGAAGGTCACAGCTGTCCTTCTTGAGAACCAAGAACAATCTCTTCGTTCTCAGTACCTCACCGAAACCGATGGTTTGATGAACTCTGCAAACTTGGGCATGCCAACCAGCTTCACCAATAACGGTGGAGTTGCAGGTTATGACCCAGTTCTCATCAGCTTAGTTCGTCGTGCAATGCCAAACTTGATGGCCTATGATGTTTGCGGCGTCCAACCAATGACCGCCCCAACCGGACTCATCTTTGCAATGCGCGCTAACTATGGTGGATTCCAATACGGCAATACCACTTCATATACCGAAGCCATGTTCCAAGAAGCAATTCCTGGATTCGGTGGTTCTGGTTATACACTCGGTTCAACCGAGAAGGGTATCTGCGGATTCTTTGGTCTCTGCGGTTCATGCGGAAACAGCGCATTTAACAACCCAGTTTACCTCAGAAACAACGCCACTGCAGCTCAATTCAGCTCATTCCGTGGTATGTTGACTGCTAACGGTGAAGGTTTGGGTAGCGGAACTTCTAATCCTTACAGCCAATTTAACCAAATGGCCTTCTCAATTGACCGCGTTGCCGTCCAAGCTCGTACTCGCGCTCTAAGCAGCAACTACACAATTGAATTGGCACAAGACCTCAAGGCTGTTCACGGTCTAGATGCAGAAGCCGAACTCGCAAACCTCCTCAGCACAGAAATTCTTGCTGAAATCAACCGCGAAATCGTCAGAACCATCTATTATGTTGCTCGTAGAGGAACTGTCCAAAACGATATCACCTCTGCTGGTATATACGATCTTAACCAAGACTCTGACGGTCGTTGGTCTGCCGAAAGATTCCGTGGCCTCACTTTCCAAATTGAACGTGAATGCAACGCAATTGCCAAGGAAACCCGTCGTGGTAAAGGTAACTTCGTCATCGTTGACAGCGATACTGCTGCTGCTCTAGCCATGTCTGGCTTCATGAGCCTCAGCCCCGGCATCGCACCACAACTCAATGTTGATGATACCCAAAGCACCTTTGCTGGATTGCTAAATGGAAAAGTCCGCGTATATATCGATCCTTACACCCCACTCGGCGTAAACTTCTTCTGCGCTGGTTATAAGGGCGAGTCTCCATATGACGCTGGTCTCTTCTACTGCCCATACGTTCCTCTCCAAATGGTCCGTGCAGTAGATCCAAATACTTTCCAACCAAGAATTGGATTCAAGACCCGTTACGGCGTAGTTGCTAACCCATACGTCCTAAACGGAACCACACCAGACGGTGAAGCTCTCACTCAAGGTATCAACCAATACTACCGCCTAACTCAAGTCAATAACCTCCACGGTATGACCCAAGGTTAATAGGTAAGTAAAGAGACGAATAAACCCCTCCCGAGAAATCGGGAGGGGTTTTTCTTTGCATAAATATTTTATATGAATGGTTTTAAAAAATATTTAATCGAATCTGAAATGGAATTCAGTTTGGCTCCCGGTCAATCGGTGGCGGGAACAAATTATGATTGGGATCCAAATTATAGAAACATTCAATTGGGATCTTCATTAAATCCTTTGACAACTGGTGAAGCACAAAGTCCCTTAGATGTAAATCGCAGCATGCTTTGGTTTTTTAATTTTAATTTGTCAGATACTCTTCCGCAAAATCATCCACATTATCAACAATGGATACAATGGTTAAATCAATGGGTTTTTCTTGCGCGAAATTGGAATTATATTCCAGAGACCACTAGAATGATAACATATGCTGATTTGTATAGAAGATATACTGAAGGAAACACTACTCCACCTTATGGTCCTGTAGGATATCATAGAGGCTGGCAAGAAATTATAAATTATCGTTGGCCAGAATTTTTAGCAACTCGTTATAATAAAGATATGACTGGAAGTTGTATTTACCAATTTCCAAATACTTCCGGAAATAGTCCTTGTTACTATGGTAGCGGAACACCCTCTCAATAAAAATGACAACTAATCCTTGCCAAAGTAATACTAATAATCTTTACGCAAACTATTTTAGTTTTAAAATTGAGCGTGGTAGCGATCCTCTTGAGTTAATGGTTCAAAAGGCAAATCTTCCTGGTATTACCGTACCAGATCAAGCACAACCAACAATATTTGGTACAACAGTTCCAGTTCCAACAATGACGGTCCAATATGAACCTCTAGTTGTTGAGTTTATGGTAGACAGCGATCTTGCCAACTGGAAAATTATTTATTCTTGGATGAGAGATATTACAAATATTCAAGATGCAACCAGTTACGATTTAACATATCAACGCTGGCATTACAGTGGTGCTTTAATATTGCATCCAACTATTGGTTGTGATACTCCCAATCCAGTATTAACAGTAAAATTTGCAAATTTAATTCCTGTAAGATTGTCGGGATTAATTTTTCA